CAAGGTAATTTCACAGGAAGTGAGATTTGGAAGTTAATGAGTGAACCTCGTAGTAAAAAAGATAGCCTATCTAAAACAGCAGAAACTTATATACTTGAAAAGGTTTGGGAAAAGTTAAGCGGAGAAGTTAAACAAGGCATTAATAATTTTGCAACTGAATGGGGAAACGATAACGAGCCTATTGCTAAGAAATTTTACACATCGGTAACTAGCAATGAAGTTAAAGATAGCTTAATGCTTTACTCAAACGAAATAGAAGGATTAACAGGCAGTCCTGATGGCTTAGTAGGTGAAGATGGGTTAATTGAAATAAAATGTCCTTTTAATGGCGCAAATCATTTAAAACATTGCTTTATTACCAATGATGAAACTTTCTTAAGTGAACAGCCTGAATACTATTACCAAATGCAATGCTATATGCTATTATCAGGCAGAAAGTGGTGTGATTTTGTTTCTTTTGATCCGCGCATTATTTCGGACTTAGGTTTATTTATTTATAGAGTAAATGCTAATGAAGAGGTAATTGAAAAGATGACTGAAAAAGTAAAATTAGCAAGGGATTTATTTAATCAATATTTTGAATCTTTTAATGGAAAGAAAGGTTAAAAATAAAAAGTGTAAGGATTGCGGTGGCAACTTCACTCCTTTTAAAACCACTCAAGTTGTTTGCGGTGCTAAATGTGCAGCTAAATTAGCAGAAACTAAGGTATGGAAGGAAAAGAAAAAAGTAATGATTGAAAACACCCGTACTCGTACAGAATGGCTTAGTTTACTTCAAATAGTGTTTAATAAGTATATTCGATTAAGAGATGCTAATAAACCATGTATTTCATGTGAAAGACCATTAACAAGTAAATTTGATGCTGGACATTTTCTTAGTGTTGGCAGTTACCCAAACTTAAGGTTTAATGAAGATAATTGTCATGGGCAATGTGTTTACTGTAATCAACATCAGCATGGCAATCAAATTGAATACGGTTTAAGATTACCTTTAAGAATAAGTCAGGATGCTTACAATAGACTAATGAATAAAAGAGGGGATGCACTTAAACTAACATTAGATGAAATCAAAGAATTAATTAAAATTTACAAATTAAAAATTAAAGAACATGGAAAATTATAAAGACGGAGACAAAATAAGAATATGGTTAGAAGATAACATGGAACCCGAAGGTGGCACATGGATTTATGGTAAAATAGAAGAAATAAAAATAATTAAAAAAATATTTGTTCAGGATGGATTTAAACTTGATCCTGAAAATGAAATTGAAAGTTTTGTAGGCTATAAAATAGAAAAATTATAATTATGGAAAAATCACTAACAACTGAACAGGCAAAAGTAGAATTTGAATCACATCTTCTAATTGGTTTATTCAAATCAACAGTTGAGCAATCAACACAATTAACTGGTAAATTCAAACATAAAATGAAAGCTGATTTTAATCTATGGCAAAAACAAGGCTTTAAAATAGTTGAAGAACTTGAAAAAAGAAATATAACAGATGTAGAGTACTTAGATAAAATTGGCGATATTTATCATACTATGAACTCAACAATGAGAGAAGAATTTTACAAAGGTTTGTAAAATTAAAATAAAAAAAATAATAAAAATGGAAAATATAAAAGACTATAAACCAAAATTGTTTAATGATCATTTTCAAAATTATAAACCTTATAATATACCTAAAGCACAATTAATAATTGCTGATATTCCTTATAATATTGGAAAAGATGCTTATGGTTCAAATCCTTCATGGTATGTTAATGGAGATAATAAAAACGGAGAAAGTGAATTAGCTGGTAAGGAATTTTTTGATACAGACAAAGATTTTCGTATAAGTGAATTTTTACATTTTTGCTCAACTATGTTAATGAAAGAACCAAAAGAAACAGGAAAAGCACCTTGCATGATAGTTTTTTGTGCTTTTGAGCAACAATTTGAATTAATTGAAAAGGCTAAAAAATATGGTTTAAATAATTACATAAATTTAGTATTTAGAAAAAACTTTTCTGCACAAGTATTAAAAGCTAATATGCGTTTAGTTGGAAATTGTGAATATGCTATTTTATTATATAGAGATAAATTACCAAAATTTAATAATCATGGTAAAATGATATTTAATTGTTTTGATTGGATAAGAGATAATCAAACACCAAAAATACATCCAACTCAAAAACCTGTAGCGGTATTAAAACAATTAATACAAATTTTTACAGATGAAGGCGATGTTGTTATTGACCCATGCGCTGGCAGTGGATCAACTTTATTAGCAGCTGCACAATTAAATAGAAGATCTTTTGGTTTTGAAATTAAAAAGAATTTTTATAAAGATGCGCAGAAAAAAATATTAAATTCAATACAAAAACAATTATTATAATGTTGCACAATTAAAATTAATTTAGTATATTTGCACTATCGGAGTAACGACCGATTTTAAAAATAGAGTAACATTAAAACATTTAGACCTCTAAGTGTTAGGGCAAAGAGTTACTCCTTTGCGGTTTCGTGAACCAACCTAACATTTAGGGGTTTTTTAATTTAATAAAACAATGATAACAGAAAAACAATTTTTAGATGCAATTGATATTGTTAAAAAATATCAGGAACAAATAAATTCAATAATTGATAATACTATAATAAAAAAAGAATTAAAAACTGATATTATAGAATGGTGTAAAAAAAATAATGTTTCACAAAGATTGTATAAAGCAATTAAATACAATTATGATTTTGGAAGATTAAGATATGTTGAGGATATAAAAAACAGAAGTCAACTTATGATTATGAGAAATATTGGTAAAAGAAGTGTTGATGAGTTTTTTGATTTAATAAATAATAATATATGAAAGATACATATTATTTTTCTCATGACTATAATTCCAGACAAGACGAAAAAATTAAACGTTTAATTATGAAACATGGATTACTAGGTTATGGAATATTCTGGGCAATAGTTGAAGACCTTTACAATAATGCGAACGCATTGCAAATGGATTACGAACGCATTGCATTTGAATTACGAGTGGATGAATCAATAATTAAAAGTATTATTAATGATTTTAAATTATTTGTATTTAATGAAGATACCTTTGGAAGTTTATCAGTAGAAAAAAGATTAAACCATCGTAATGAAAAAAGTAATAAAGCAAGAAATTCAGCTAATAAAAGATGGGAAAAAACTAATAATGATGCGAACGCATTGCAAACGCAATCCGATAGCAATGCTATAAAGGAAATAAAAGGAAAGGAAATAAAATCAAAGGAAATTAAAATAAAAGAAAATAAAATAAATATAAAAGAATTTGTTTTTCTTTCTGAATCTGAACTTAATAAATTAAATGAAGATTTTGCACCTCATGAAGTAGAATGGTTGCTAAATAAGTTAAATGACTATAAAGCAAGTACAGGAAAAAAATATAAATCAGATTATGCTGCAATAAATATGTGGGTTAAAGATGCATTTAAAAAAGCAAAAGTTGATTTTGTAAAAGATAATAATACATTTAGCACTCGAATGCAAATAATACAAAATGAAATTAATAACACAGACTGGGAAAATTTATGACTAACATTACAACAACTGGCTTCAATAACTTAGAGTTAATAGCCTTAAATAAATTACAGCCTTCACAAAAATTTTATGTTGAAGCTAAGAATGAACAAAAGTTAGTTAATATTGAACGTGGAGAAGCATTAAGACTAATTTATACTGAAATAGCAAAAACAATAGAATTAAGCGGAGAAAACAAAAAGTATATCTTAGAGAACGACCAATTAAAAAACGTTGCTAAATTCATTTATGACTACTCTTTAGAACATCATAAGGGTATAACTATATCCGAACTTAAAAACGCTTTTAAATTAGGAATAAGCAATGAATTTGGAGAATATGTTGGTTATGGTACTGTAACCTTTACAAAATTTATTAAAGGTTATATGAGTTCTATTAAAAGAGAACAAGCCATGAAAGAATGGTTTAAGTATCAAGAACCTCAAACAACCGATAAACCAATGACTAAATTTTTTGAGCAAAATTTACAAATAGCTAATTATTTTTTTTCAATATGTGAAGAAAAAAACTCAGAGCGTTTTGATACAATAATTAACCATGAAGACAATGTGATGCATCTTCCATCTATTTATGAGTTTCTTTATGCTAATTATCAAATATCATTTTCTCCTGAAAGCAAAGAATTAATCACAAAGAAAGCAAAGATTAAATACAATAATTATATTAACAAAGGTGGGTTAAAAAAAGCTGATTCAAAAGGCTACGAACAATTAATTAATTCAGTTAAGTTTGGTGAAAATAGAACTTTTGACTTTTACATTAAAACACAGGCTTTAATCTTTTTAACTTTAAAACTAAAGCAACAAAACAAAACATTTGATAATTTAAAAAGAATAAACTAAAATCAAATAAACATGAAAACAAACAATCAAACAAATCTATCATTAATCTCAAAGACTGAATGGTGGTTAAAAAAATTAGATGTAAATTCTATTCGTGGAACATTCGACTGGAATCAGTATCAAAAGTATTTAAAAGCTTTACAGAATAATGAAAAAAAGTAATTTATTAGAACTTTTTGCTGGAAGTAGAAGTATTGGAAAAATTGGTGAAGAATTAGAAATGAATGTTTATAGTGTGGATTGGCAAATGTTTGAGGGAATTAATTTGACTATTGATATTGAAGAATTAGAAAAAGAACAAATTCCTTTTATTCCTGATATTGTATGGGCATCACCTGATTGTACTACATATAGTATTGCAGCAATAAGCACACACAGAAACGGAACAGAACCAAAAAGTAATTATGCAAAAAAGTGCGATCAGGTAAACAGGCATTTTATTTTATTGATAAAACAATATTTAGAGATAAATCCAAACTTGAAATTTTATATTGAAAATCCAAGAGGAATGCTAAGAAAAATGCCGTTTATGCAAGAGTTTAAAAGGCATACAGTTTGGTATTGCCAATATGGGGATGATCGAGCCAAGCCAACGGATATATGGACTAATAATGAAAATTGGCATCCAAGACCAATTTGTAAAAATGGAAATAAAAATTGTCATCATCAATCTGCACCAAGGGGAAGTAAAACAGGAACACAAGGTAAAAAAGGAAGTTATGAAAGATCTATAATACCTAAAGATTTATGTTATGAAATTTTAAAAAGCGCATTATGAAAAAAAGTGATTATCAATTTATTTGCTTTGCTATCTTTTTAATTATATCTTTGTTATTGAACTGTTATTATCAATAATTAACAATGGCATATAAGAAAGGGCAGTCAGGAAACTTAAAAGGAAGACCTAATGGAGCTGTTAGTGAAAAAACTAAAGCATGGGAAAACTTAGGTGAGTTTATAACTGAAAGCGGAGCGGAAAGGGTTAAATTAATTTTAGGAAGTTGTGAGCCTGAAGACTTTATAAAATACTATACAACACTACTTGAATACTTTAAGCCAAAATTAGCAAGAAGTGAAAGCAAAGTTGAAAGTAAAGTCGAAGGAACTTTAAGCATCAATGTAATTAATCCAACTGATATAGATATAATTAATAAACTTTGAATACTACTAATGTTTTCAGTAAGCTATTAGCAGCCAATACAAGGTATGTTATAAGTCAAGGTGGCACAAGCTCATCAAAGACTTATTCAATGCTGCAACTACTTTATTTGATAGCTTATAAGAAACAAGGCACTCACATTTCAATTGTTAGTGAAACGCTCCCACACTTAAAAAGGGGTGCAATGAGGGATTTCTTTAAGATATTGATAGAGGATAAGTTATACTCAGAGAAATACCATGACAAAACAAATAACATCTATACAGTTGGAAATTCAATAATCGAGTTTTTTAGTGCGGATAGTGGGGACAAAGTAAGGGGAGCAAGAAGGGACTACCTTTTTATCAATGAGTGCAACAATGTAAGCTTTGAAACTTACAATCAGTTGGAAGTAAGAACAAAGAACCAAATATACTTAGATTATAATCCAAGCCATGAATTTTGGGTACATGAAAACCTTTTAAGAAATGAAGTTGAACACACATTTATTAAATCAACTTATAAAGACAATCCTTACTTAGATAACAATATAGTTAAATCAATTGAAAGTAGAAGATTAACAGACCCAAACTGGTGGCGTGTATTTGGCGAAGGTGAACTTGGCTTTGCTGAAAGTTTAATTTTTACACATTGGAAGCAAACAAAGCATATTCCTGAAGGAAATGTGGCATTTGGACTTGACTTTGGTTATAACCATCCAAGCGCATTAGTAAAGGTAACTGAACACGATGGAAAGTTTTACGCTGAACAATTGATTTATGAAAGCCACATGACTAACCAACAACTAATCGAAAGGCTTAAACAATTAAACATAAACCGCACCGCTGAGATATTTGCAGACTATTCCAGACCTGAAAGCATACGTGAAATATATTTAGCTGGTTTTAATATAAAAGATGCTGTAAAGGATGTTAAAAAGGGAATTGACAGCGTTAAATCAAAAGAACTTTACATACATGAAGGTAGTGTTGACTTAATTAAGGAGTTACGTTCCTACTCATGGAAAAAAGACCGAAACGAAAAACTACTCGAAGAGCCTATAAAAATAAATGATGATGCTTGTTTTATTGGTGATACATTAATAACAACAAAAAAAGGATTAATAAAAATTAAAGATATAAAAGTAGGTGACTATGTTTTAACAAGTAATGGTTA